AATACGTTTATGTTCGGTGCATACGGTGTTCCATTCGGGCCAGAGATAACAGAAGTTGCTGCGTCTTTGAATAAAGAGAATATCAGCCAAGAAGAATACGAGCGAGCAATGCTGGGTGTCGGTAACGAGCTAGTTAATAAAGTACTTGGAACAGATGCAGCGTACTCGCTGACTATGGCTGGTGGTGACTTCGCTGGTCGATTCCTGACCGACCTGTACTCTGACGGTAAGCCTTTGGCAATTGCTGGTGGTATCTCGTACAGCCTGCTTACCCGTACTACCGGAACTCTCCAGAATCTCTGGCGCATATGGTCAGGAGTTATTGGTAACGAGAACTTCCATGAAGGGATTGAAGAGCCGACTGTGGCTTCATTGACGGAATTGGGTTCTCTGCTGAGATCAGCATCTAACGCTACTCGGGCTTATTACGTATACAAGTACGGTGTACTGCTTGATGGGAAAGGCAATCCAATAGACGCACAGACTAAACACTCCGCGCTGATGACCGCGCTAGGCATCCGCAGTATGTCGGAGTTCAGGTCTTGGGATATTCGCGAGTCCAAGAAGTCCAGAGAAAAGCGACTGTACGAAACTGCCCAGATATACGGCAAGTACATGGCACAAGCGGATATTGCGTACTACCAAGATGGTGATGTAGATAAATTTATTTCCAAGCTGGAGTTCGCTAAGACGTTCAATGCTGGAATGGATTTGGAAGACGCTAACGAAGTTGTTAAAATAGCTACATCAATTAGGCAGCGCGATGTTGATGACTTCATGGCTAAAGAAAAGAAATCATTGCGGTACAATCCAGATAAAGAGGTGCAAGAGTAATGGCAACGGCTAAATTTGGAATCGATGCAACTGGGACTTATGTTGCCCAGAATGCAGTAACTCCGCAGACGGGGGTAATAGATCGCAGTGGAGAGATGCTGATCGGTGCAGCAGGTTCTGCTATAGAAGGAGGACTCCAACTCTACAAGGCCAAGAAGGTTGGTGACATTACTCAAGCCGCAGAGACTGAGGTAGCTACGGAAGTAGGTATGCTTGCCGATATCTTCAAGGAAGGAGAGAAGCCCCCTAGTCTTGAGCAATACAAAGAGTCCTTGGCTAGGGCCAACCAGGCTATGGAAATCGGTGGGCTGAATGCTCAGGATCGAGCAACACTTCGGGTGAAGTCGCTCATCCGTAAGAAGAGCGCAGAGAATCCTTGGTTCGCTAACACGTACGCACAGATCGGTAACCAAGTCCTGAGCAACTACAGCGATCAACTTGCTCTGTTTTCAAAGATGGAAGAGGCTCTGCAAACTTCTGCTGGAGCAAGCGCTGATATAGATAAGGCTGTTCGGAAACAAGCAGAAACTCTGCAAGGTCAGAGCAGACTCAATCCCGGTTTTGTTATTGGTACTGCGCCTATTGAAGCAGTTCAGAATTATATTCTTGAAGCTCAAAGAATATCAGAAGCTGAGAAACGAGCAGAAGAACTGCGTGTTGCTGCTGACCAAGCTAGGCAAGAAAGGACTGCAAGGGCTACTGAAAGAACCGCTATCGCTACTGAACGTAGCACGGCATTAGTCGAAGAAAAGAAAAACGGAGAACTCCGTGATTCAGATTATTCACGAAGTATTCGTACTTCTATAAGCGGGCGAGTAAACAACGCTATTAAACAGTTCAATACTAATCTTAAAAGCGGACAGCTTGTGCAAGGCGAAGAAGAAATAAAGAAAGACGCTGCAACCAAGATAATGGAACTTCGCTCTGGCGTTAACGAAGTTATTTCTACGTATCCTTGGACTGATACTGTTGAACGGGATAAGCTCATTGCCGATATGGAGAGGCAGATTGCGGGGATTGAACAAATCTTTACTGGCCCGTTGTCCGATATAAAAATTAAAGCAGAACAGCTTGAGAGAATGACTCTTAATACTAGACTTGATGCAGCACAAAATGCTCCACTGTTGTTCCAAGCGTTTTCTTTTGGTGGAGCGCAGGGAGCAACTGCCGTTATTCAGAATGCTATTAACGAAGATACAGGCGTTCAATTAAGGATGAGGCAAGAGTACGCTGGCCTTACGGGATCCCAGTTGGATAGCAAACAAGTTGAACTGCTTATGGGTTCTATCGAAAGAGGGAATTTGGATGGTGTTCCGATTGATTTAAGACCTAGCGTACAGGCAAGTGCTGTACGGAACCTTGAAGGTAATGCGGATCCAAAGAATCCAATCAAAATAGAATCTCCTGCACAATGGGGTAAGCTATTCCTTGTTGCAGCAGGCGAAGATGGTTTGAATGCGTCTGATGCTGATGTACTTACAAAGACCGTGTTTAACAGCACCTTCGTATCTAAGTTCAATGAACTTCTTCCTGCTGATAAAGGCGTAGCCGAAGAAGTAATGATGTCTATGGTTACCGCATTGCCTAGCATTGGATCTTCTCTTGTATCTGCCGCTCAAGCTGTACCCGCTGAAGCTGGTACGCTACAGATTGACAAGGAAAGCGGAGAGTTCTTCGTAGAAGGCAGTACTGGAGATCCCAAGCGTCTTAATCGCGCAGCTACTCGACTGAACAACCTAATGAACTCGATGGCAGCGGTATCGGTCTTGGATCGTCGAGTGCCAAAAGGAGTCAATCCTAAACTTTGGTACGCTCAGAATGTACTGGGTATCAAGGGACTGCTTGAGGAACCTGCACAGTGACACTCTCCCAGAAGCAGAGGCTTTTCTCCAAGATGATCGCAGAGTTGATCCTCTGGGCCTATGACAAGGGCTACGAGATCACTCTAGGGGATGCGTACAGGGATCCCCGCTTGCACGGGGCACTGGGAGAGAAGGTAGGCTACGGCTCAAGGAACTCTTGCCATAAGCTGAGACTCGCAGTGGATCTCAATCTGTTCGTCAACGGCAAGTACGTTACGGATGGAGAGGCGCACAAGCCTCTGGGAGAGAAGTGGGAGTCAATGGGTGGATCCTGGGGTGGACGATTCCAAGATGCCAACCATTACTCCCTTGAGCATGACGGGTTTAAGTAATCACTCTCCCTCGAAACAGTCCAGTACAGTCTGCATATCCAGACCCAATCCACAGTTAGAGCAGATGAACCACAGACCATCTCCTTTCATGTGGATGGCCCACTTGAATGACTGGATGTTATCGTCCACAGAACATACGTGAGCTAGGGGAAGAGCATCCAGATCCTCCGGAGTCTGCCTCTTTGCTTTCGGGAACGTAGTTACCTTTGAGTCAGAGTCCACAAACTCCTCCTTTACAGGCATCATTCTCTTCGTACACAACTCCCTTGTGTTTCATGGCTTCTTTGTAGGACACAGCCTCTAGTGGCTGACCTCCTCTAGCACCATCGGGGTAGCAAGTAAAACCGCGAAGACGATGAGCGTACTTAGCCAGAATGCTGGAGAACTCCCCAACACGATCATCATTATTGAGATCGCTGCCCCAAGAGGGGAGGTTAATAGTACTAGAGATAGACATATCGACGTAATCCTGGACATCAGCTTGGAACCTCACTCGGCGTTCCCAATCGGGAACTAGATCAATGGCAGTCTCGATGCTATCGGGATTGATTCCCTCGCGGATCAGAGCATCCGCAGTAGCATCCACTACGTACTCGTACTTCCACTTCGTACCATCTACTAGGTATCGTCGCTTGTAAGCAACAGCAAACAGAGGCTCAATACCAGTAGTAGTCCCAGCCAGTATGCCGATAGACCCTGTGGGCGCGATAGCACGGTAGGCAACAGGACGGCTGATGCTAAGGCGGTCGCAGAGGCTATTCGCTGCACGTTCGGACTCTTCGCGATACACCTCCATCCACTGGCGAAGCTCAGGAACCATCTCATACTTGTAGCCTCTCTTCAAAAGCCATTCATGTATTCCCATGAGTCCAAGACCCAATCGGCGGTTCTTCTTGCGAACCTCGTATACCTTTTTGTAGGGAAGGTCTGCCGTAATAGTGCCGCATACCAAGAACCCAGACGCAAGCCGAACGACTTCCCTGAATTCCTGTAGTGTATCAATCCGGCCAATGTTAATGCTACCAAGATTGCACACATCAGAATCATCAGCAGAAGTAACTTCAGTGCACGCATTACGAAGAGTTTCATTCTCTTTGTCTCCGAAGTTAAAGGAGAAGCCTGGCTCACCGGATGACATAGCTTGTCGGCAGTTATCTACGAATACCGAAGGCAAGTACCCCTGCTGTACTGCATCCAAGAATGCATCATCGTAGTTCAGAGAGACGTTGGTCATGTCCAACGGAGCAGGGAAGTTGAAGTTGTCGTTCTTCGCATCATGCAAAGAGTACCCTTCGTGTACAGGCATGTCCTTCCAGTTCTTTACCTTCAGGAAGGCTTCTGCGTCCCCGTGTCGCCAGTTGATGCTGGCATAGATCGCAGAGCGGCGAGATCCACCCTGCATAACATTTCGTCCGACTTCGTTGATAGAGTGCATGAGAGGGATAGGCCCGCTTGCGCGACCTCCAGTACGGCCCAGATTTGCCCCATGAGGACGGAAGACAGAATAGTCCACGCCAATACCACCCCCAGACATAAGGCAATCAGAAGCTCTTTTAAGGAGGCGACCCCACTCTTCGCGGGTGTCTTCTTCTCCTTTGAGGAGGTAGCAGTTGTTGTAGAATCGAGCTTGTCGCCCTGCGTAGTAGACATACCGGCCTCCAGGGATGAACTTGAATGATGCAATGAACTTCTCCAAGGCATCCTGATGATCCTTGGCAAAGAGGTTAGTGGTCACATCGTGAACGATATCCTTGGCCTTCTCTGCCCAAGTCTGATCGGGGAAGAGAGCGTACTTGTTCTTGAATACGTTCTCACCAAAGCTGTTGCGGAACTCAGTCATGCCGTTGTCTCCTTTCAATCTCACGTTCAATGTACCAAATGGCCTTGCATAGATCCTGTATTGTATCGTCCTTCAGTCCTGCCCTCCAGAGGTATTTGATTGCATTACCAACACAGAAATTGAAGTGCTCCGTGATCTGGATGCACTCTACCCCAGACGGATGCTGCGTATAGTGCTTGGGGTGATTTACCAGATCGTCAATACTATCCCCTACGTAGTCCGAATAATCGAAGTCGCTCACAGCCAATTCCTCAAGAGATAGTCAATGGATAGAGTGACGATATCGTAGGAGCCGTTCTGTACCTCTGTCAACATCAGAGCACCGCGCCAGTGCTGATTCCCTTGGTACTGCATATAGTCCTCTTCATGCTGGTAGAACGCTCCGGCAATGATGCACTGTACTCGGGATCCATCCGTCTTCACATGCGGGGAGATGTAGTAATCAAAGGTCTGCTGGTGCCCTACGATCCATGACTCATGCTTCTTGGTAGCGATCAGGTGGGCACGGGAGATAGGTCGTCCCATGCTCCCTCCTTGTGCATAGTGACAGAAATTAACTCCGTTGATTCGGACAGGGCTAAGGAAAGCATGTTCCTCCCATCCGAACTGTCTACGCAGATCGTAATCAGGCAAGGCCCCCTGCAGAAAAGGCTCCTGGGCAATGAGTCTGTCCCTTCTAGCTTCGTGGTTGCCATAGCAGAATACCTTCCTCGGTCTGTAGGGTCTGTGCTTGCTGCGGATCTGTTGATCGTTGTACGAGTTCATGGGGGATAGTAGGGCTTCCATTCCCTCCCATCCGGCCTCCAAGTCAGAGAGCATCCTTGCTCCCTCATAGACAATGTGCCCCTTGGAGTTATGCTGACCCAAGGATGGCATATCGAAGTGATCACCTATGTGGACGATCACCTCGGGTTTCTTGTCGAGGATGTAATTCCCCAGCGCAGTGAGATGCGTCAGAGGTACACCCGATTTAACCTGAGTGTCTGGTATTACGATGATTCGCATGACTTGTCCTTGTCTAGGTTCCAAAAGAACTCACAGGCACCTTTCTCGTGGTCATACGGAACAGTTATAAAGTACGCTTGCCTGAACTCATGCGAGTTAGCCAGTGCCCTGTAGCACTTGTACCTGAAAGGGCAACCCTCTCCGTAGCACATGGTGATATCAGCCATACTTGTCTCCAAAGAGTTCCTTGAATTTAGCTAGGACATCGTCAGGTATGCCTAGCCTTTGTGCCCATTCCCTGCACTTTTGTTGGTCAGGT